GATCGACACCGATCTTCTGAGCAAATTGGGGCCGGAGGAAGGCTGGCAATATCTCAAAACGAGGGAAGAGCTAATCGCGCGCGAGGCGAGCGATCCGTTCCGCTTTGGTTATGTGCCGCCGCTGTGGAAAAAGGCCAGCGAGCTGCTCGATAAACACCGAGAGCTGCTCGTCATGGGCGGAAACAGAAGCGGAAAAACGGAGTGGGCGGCGAAGGAGGTCATTAGATTAATGCACAGCAAGGCCGGAGCCGTCGTCTGGTGCTTCGCCGAGACGTCCGCGACCAGCATCGAGTCGCAGCAACCGCGCCTTTGGAAATTTATGCCCCCTGAGTGGCGTAATGCGCGCAAAAGTCAGGTGACCAATATTTCATATACGCTGAAAAATGGTTTCTCAGAGGCCAAGTTTTGCAGTCCGAACGGCAGTATCTGCTGCTTTAAAAATTACGCGCAAGATTTGAGTGTCATAGAAGGCGCCGAGCTAGATATGGCATGGTGCGACGAGCTGGTCGGTCTGGATCTGCTCGAAACGCTTCGTTTTCGCCTCGTAGACCGCAACGGCAAGCTCGCTGTCACGTTCACGCCGGTCCAAGGCTACAGTCCGACCGTCGCGTCCTACTTAAACGGCGCAAAAACGGTCGAGGACGCCGACGCCGAGCTGCTGCCGAAGCGCGCGGAGAAGGACGGCGAGCAAATCATCACCGGATACGAGAAAGTCCCGATCCTGCAGATGAGCACGCGCAACCGGCCGGTGCTCTACTTTCATACGCGCGCCAATCCATGGGCCGGATGGTCTCGTATGCGCAAGGAGCTGCAGAACGAGACCCGCGAGCGGATACTTTGTCGCGCCTATGGTGTGCCGACCAAGGCCATCTCCGGTCGCTTCCCACTATTCAACGAGAAGGTCCACGTCATCCGGCACAGCGACGTGCCGGAGGGCACGCGGTATCACTGGGTCGATCCGGCCAGCGGCAGAAACTGGTTTCAGCTCTGGTCCGTTCACGACTCGGCCGGTCGCTGCATAATTTATCGTGAATGGCCAAGTATGGACGACTACATCCCATCTATCGGATACGCCGGAGAGTGGGCGCTGCCGGACGGAAAGAAGATGGACGGAAAAGCAGGACCGGCGCAGAGCGACTTCGGCTTTGGCCTTGAGCGATACGTCGAAGAGATCAAGCGCGTCGAGAACGGCGAGAAGATCTTTGAGAGATACATGGACAGTCGCTTCGGCAACGCGCCGACGCTCGCGCGCGAGATGCCGACGACCCTGATCGATGAGATGGGCGAGCTGGGTGTGGACTTCCTCGCCGCACCGGCCGACTCGATTGACGAGGGCATCGCCATGGTCAACTCCATGCTGCACTACAACCCTGAGCAGCCGGTCAACGCGCTCAACCAGCCGAAGCTCTATATCTCGGAGCGCTGCAAGAACACGATTTATGCTCTGGCGACCTATACCGGAGCGGACGGCAAGAAAGGCGCGACGAAAGATCCGGTTGACTGCGTGAAATTCATCGCGCTCTCCGGCGCCGGAAACGTGGACGGCGAGACGCTCATGTCCCGCGGAGGAGGAAGCTACTAGTGGCTCCCACTGGCATAGTTCCCCCGCCCCCGCGCGCGAGGCCATGGCGCGGACGCAGCAAGGAGCCGCCGCGCTGTGGCGTGTGTTCTAAGCGGCTTCGTATCGAGGACATCCATGGAGTGGACGAACAGCTCGGCCCCATCTGCCGCGAGTGCGGCCCGCACGTCATCGTAGCCAACAACGTCATGTATCCCTTCTGGATATAACCATTCGCCATTCGCAAACCCCGAACACAAACAGCTTAAAAATTATGCTATTCACGCAAAAAACCAAAACCATACCGGTGGACCGCTATGCCGTGTCCGACAACTACGACCCAAAAGGCGCTCTCGCCTTCAGCCGCGAGCAGGCGCCCAATGCCTACTTGGCTGTGATGACGGAGCTGCAGGACCGCATCGCCGACGCCGTCACGCTGTGCAGCACGATGGCGACCTCGAAGGAGGGCGGATATCTCGCACACGCCGCCGGTCAGCTCTGCGCGCTGCAGGAACTGTGGGACGCGCTCGAAGCACGCCGCGCGGATTCGCATCGGGTGGAGTAGCTTTTGCGCCGTAGTCCAAGCGTGATTTGGTTCCCAGCCGCCAATGTAAGCATCCGGCGACACTGCGCCGCGCAATGTAAAACCATGTTCCCGCTCTATACCCAATCGGGCGCAATCCGGTCAAAATCGACGGCTTTATACCCGCTCGGGAACTGTTGCAAACCGTAGGACAATGTCAAAAAGTGCATACAGTTTGTGACAAGTAATGCGTTTGCTATCCAAGCTGAGTAAAAATACTACTGGACATCCGTTCAGTATTACCGAATACTAGATATATCAACGTGGAGTGCGCTTTCATGGCGCTGGGTGTTGATCGGACTGAGAGACGAACTCTCTGGCACCATCTTGGGAGGTTTAGACCATGGCGGAAGGGAAAGTGGCGTCGAACGACGCTGATGTAGATGTAGTTTCACTAGCTATTCAGGAGCTGTCTGGCGGCATGCCGGAGCAGAAACTGGAAGAAGTGAAATCGGCTGACGAAGCCGAAGATCTTTTACAAGACGAGACAAAAGAAGAGGAGACCGAGGAGAACACCGAGGAAACCTCCGAAGAGGACAGCACAGAAGAGTCTGGCGACTCGGAAGATTCCGAGGACAGCGAAGACGAGGAAGGCGAAGCGCCATCACCGGACAATGTCCAGAAGCGCATAAATAAACTGACGGCGCAAAAGAAGGCCGCAGCCGAAGAAGCCGCCACCGTCAAATCGCAATACGAAGAAGCGCAAAAGCGCCTTCAAGAGCTGGAGGCTCAGGTCAATGAGGCTTCGCGCCCGATCCTGCAGCCTAGCGCGGAGAACCCGCTCGCCGATGTCGATACCGCCGAAGCGCTTGATGCGAAAATCAAAAGCGCTCAGGAAGTTCGCCGGTGGGCTTTGCGCAACACAGACGGTGCCACCGTGCGTAAACCGGACGGCAGCGAGGTCTACGTTGACGCCGATGAGGTAAAAAACTACCTGATTCGTGCAGACGACGTTTTGACGGTGCATGCTCCCGCTCGACGCGAATGGCTTGCCCAAAGGCAGCCAGCAGTCGAAGCGGCCAAGAACCTGTTCCCCGACCTCTTCACAAAAGGCAGCGCGCTCAACCAAGCGTTCCAAGCGACCGTAAAACAAGCGCCGGAGCTATTGAAGCTCCCGCAGGTTGAATACTGGGTCGGCTTGGCGCTCTACGGTGAGCAGCAGCTCATGGCCAAGCAGGCAGCGTCTAACGCTAAAGCCGCCGCGTCGAAGAAGGTCTCGTCTAATAAGATCGCAAAGACACCTACCCCAGCGAACCCGATCAGTTCACCGAAAACTTCTACCAAAGGCGCCGTTTCTAAAGCGGCAAAGGACAGAGTTATGAGCGGCAGGATCGACGATCTTGCAGATTACGTCTCCGAAGCTCTGTTTAGTTAACAAAACCTCACACTAGAAAGAAAAACTTACTATGGCAGCTCCCGCGGGACAATTGTTCCCCTCAGTTGGAAATAGGGAGGACATCCTTGATGTTCTTACCTACGTCGATAACAAAAACACACCCATCTCTTCGAGCATTGCTCGCGTAGGTGCGGACATCACTAATCCTTCGGTTTACAGCTATTTGGCCGATTCTTACAGCGCTCCGTCCACAGACGGCGTTGTTGATTCCGCCGACGTGACCGAGTTCTCCGATGCGGCCGCAAACCGCGTCATGCTCAGTGCTCGCGCCCAAAAAATTCGCAGAACTGCCCGCGTTTCCGATTGGCAGGCGAACCTTGCTGACGTTGCCGCTATCGGCCGTCGCAAGGAATTTTCCAAGGCCATCGCCAAGACGATCTTGGAAGTCAAACGCGATGTCGAAGCGACCATCAGCTCGGACAACGAATCCGTCGAAGGCTCCGGCAGCGTGGCCTACAAAACTCGCGGACTCGGCAAGTGGATCGCAACGGCCGGTTCTCAAACCGACCTTCCGGTTCCGACCTCGCAGGCGACTCCTTCTGCCAGCATCAACACGACCGCGACCGCGTCGCTCACCGAAAGCGCCCTGCAGAACGTCTTGCAGAGCATCTACGAGCAGACTGGCAGTCAGGATCGACTCGTCCTTGTGGCGGGACCGAGCCTTAAAAAGGCTGTGACTAATATGACACGCTTCACTGTGAACAGCACATCGAACGTGTTCAATCTGCGCCAGACCGCGCAGGCTTCCAGCTCGGATCGTCTGGTGTCGAATATCTCGTTCTACGAAGGAGATTTTTCGACCGTGGAAATCGTGACCAGCCTATTTTTGGCTGCCAACGCTTCGACCGACGCCGAGAAGTATGCTCGCGGTTACATCATGTCGCCTGAGAGCGTCATGCTTCGCTACGGCCGCAAGCCGCGCTTCCAAGAGCTGCAAGACAGCGGTGGCGGACCTCGCGGTCTCGTCGATTGCATCGTGTCGCTCGCGGTTATGTCACCGAAAAATATGGGCAAGTTCTCCGCGACTTCCTAATCGAACAACTAACTAGAAAGATCGTACTATTATGGAAATCTTCGAACTCCCCGCTGAGACCAAAGCCGCAACCGGCTTCACGCACAAGGCCATCGTCACGCACGCTGACCTCACCCTGACCACGGCTGACGCCGACCAGACCATCGCGCTCTTGAGCGTGGCCGCTGGCGACGTCGTCGAGAAGGCCGCCTACAAGCTCGTCACCGCGTTCTCCGATGCTTCGGATGGCGCGTTCAACGACACCAAAGTGCAGGTCGGTGACGGCACCGACACCGATGAATACATCGCTGCCACGCAGGTCAACGTCAATGGCACCGAGGTGCTCTACGCCGCCAACGTCAACACCGTTCCCTTCGCCTACACGGCGGCCGACACGGTTGACCTCTTGGTCGAGAGCATGACCGCCAAGTCCCTGAGTGATCTTGATGCTGGAGAAATCCACATCTATCTCGCCGTGACGAAGCTGTCCTCGCTCTAAGCGTCTTAACACACTGCCGTCCGCACTGCGTATGCGGGTCGGACGGCAGAAGTTAGGATGTCAGATCAAATATTCTCCGA